TCATCCGGTACGTCTACCGCACGTTTTTCGGGATACAGTCCACGGCCATCGTCGCGGATCCCGAATCGTTCCGGGACTGCATCGATGCGTGCAGCGATCTCTCNCCGTTCGGGGATTTCCGTGTCCGGTCTGACCGGCAGGATTTCGACGTGGTGCAGCTCGTTCGCGGACGCGATCCGGCCCACGTGGGCCTGTGGTCCGCTGCCGACGGNGCGGTGCTGCACTGCGTGCGCGGGGCCGGCGTGTGTCTGGATACGCCGTTCGAGCTGCGGCACCTGGGCTGGCGCGGGCTGATTTTCAACCGCCATGCCGATCTGCTGGGTGGGCTGCCGGAGGTGCACCGTGGGTAAGATCATCCGCAGCCATGGCAGCGCCCCGGGCGCGATCCGGCAGGTGACGGGCGTCGCTGTACGCGACTGGGTGCGCGACGAGGTGCCGGGCGGCGAGTTCCCGGTGCCGACCGTCTGTTTTTTCAACGGCACGCCGCTGCTGCGGGCCGACTGGACGCGCGAGGTAGGCGAGGACGACGTGGTGCTGTTCGTGGCTCTGCCGCAGGGCGGAGGCGGCGGAGGCGGCTCCAACCCCATGAAAATGGCCCTGTCTATCGCACTGATGGCAGCTGCATCATGGGCGGCAATGCCATTGACAGCGAGTATCTCCGGGATGGTTGGGGGCTTGAGTGAGCTTGGGGGCTCCATCGTTTTAAACGGTATCAAAGCGTTGGGCGCTGTTGGCGGCGCTATGCTGGGGGGCATGTTCTCTAGCTCCCCTCGCACCCCTTCCTCGCTGGCTTCGACCCGCGCGCTGGAGTCCGCCAGCCCGACGTACTCCCTGACGCCGCAGTCCAACACCGCGCGGCTGTACCAGCCCATTCCCACCGGGTACGGCACCAACCTGACCACGCCCGATCTCGCGGCGCAGCCATACTGGGACTACTCCGGCAACGATCAGTTCGTCTACCAGCTCCTGTGCGTCGGCCTCGGCCGGTACCGCATCGACGAGGTGCGCGTGGGCGACACCGCTGTNTGGGCGGGCGGCGAGTACACCGGCAATTTCGAGGGCGTGACCATCCAGATCGTCAATCCGGGCGAGCCGGTGACCCTGTTCCCGGACAATGTGGAGACCTCCGCCGAGGTGTCCGGCCAGACCCTGTTCGGCCCCAACGAAGACGGCGGCGGNTATCTCGGTCCGTTCGTGGCCAACACCGCCGGGACCGATACCAACCAGCTGGGCGTGGACACCGTTTTTCCGCGCGGGCTGGGGCACATGAAGCAAAACAACTCCATGTCCAGCATCTCGGTGACCTGTGAATTTGAGGCGCGGCGCATCGATGACGCGGGCCAGCCCGTCGGGGACTGGTTTGTGCTCGGCACCGAGACCGAGTCTGCTGCCACGCGCACCCCCCAGCGGCGCAGCTATCTCTACTCCGTGGAGACCGGACGGTACGAGGTGCGCGCCAAGCGCACGTCCAACGCCAGCACCGATGCGCTGGATCTCAACGAGGTGCAGTGGGCGGGCCTTCGCGCCTACCTGCCCGGACAGCGCACNTACCCGGATGTGACTCTCATCGCCGTGCGCATGCGGGCCACCAACAGCCTGACCCAGCAGTCGTCGCGCATGGTCCGGGTGGTCTCCACGCGGATGCTGCCGGTCTGGGATGCGGGCGTGCAGCAGTGGTCCGAGCCGCAGCCCACGCGTGCGCTCTCCTGGGCGCTGGCGGACATCTGCCGCAACCCGGTCAACGGCGGNCTCGACGAGGAGCACCTCGATCGGGACGTGCTGGCCGCGCTCGCCGATGGACAGGCTGCCCGGGGCGACAATTTTTGCCACGTGTTCGACACCCCGGTCACAGTCTGGTCCGCGCTGCTCGATGCCGGGCGGTCCTGCCGGACCTTTCCGCGCCCCATCGGCACCGGGATCTCGTTCTACCGCGACGAGCCGCGCACGCGCCGCTGCGGATTNTTCAGCCCGCGCAACATCGTGCGCGGGACTTTCCGCGTCCACTACGATTTGTACCGGCCCGAGATGCCCGACCGCATCGTGGTGGAGTACACGGACCGGGACCGGGGCTTTGCCACGCAGGCCGTGCCCGCAGACCTGTCCGGCTGCACTGCCGAGCAGCCGGAGCGCAAGCGCATCGCAGGCGTGGACAACCGCGCGCAGGGCTTTCGCGANGGCATGTACGAGGCCGCGCGCAACGCGTGGCGCAACGTGACCGTGGANTGGACNACCGAGGAGGACGGCCGGATGCTGCTGCTCGGCGAGGCCTGCGACGTGGCNCATCCGCTGGTGGACTGGGGCGTGGCCGGGGACGTGGTGCGCTGGCCCNNGGAAGGNTCGTNTGCGGTCACGCTGGATCGCGANCTGGTCTGGCGCGACGGGCAGGACCACTACCTGTCGCTGCGCCGGCGCAACGGGCAGCCATGGGGACCGGTGCTGGTGCATCCGGACCCGGACGGCGATCCGCGCCGGGTGCTGCTGGACGAGACGGATTTCGCGCAGGCGGTGGCCGATCTCGACGACCCGGCGGGCTGGGTCACCACATCCCGCGACCGCGAGCGCACGCACTGGGCCTTCGGCCCGGCCGAAGCCTTTGCCCGCCGGGTGCTCGTCACCGACATCAAGCCGCGCAAAAACGGACTGATCGACGTGTCCTCGGTGATCGACGACGAGCGGGTCTACCCGGCCGATCAGGGGCAGGTGCCGGACTACGATCCCGGCACTGGGTCACCACCGCCCGCGACCGCGAGCGTACGCACTGGGCCTTCGGCCCGGCCGAGGCCTTTGCCCGCCGGGTGCTCGTCACCGACATCAAGCCGCGCAAAAACGGATTGATCGACGTGTCCTCGGTGATCGACGACGAGCGGGTCTACCCGGCCGATCAGGGGCAGGTGCCGGACTACGATCCCGGCACTGGGTCACCACCGCCCGCGACCGCGAGCGTACGCACTGGGCCTTCGGCCCGGCCGAGGCCTTTGCCCGCCGGGTGCTCGTCACCGACATCAAGCCGCGCAAAAACGGATTGATCGACGTGTCCTCGGTGATCGACGACGAGCGGGTCTACCCGGCCGATCAGGGGCAGGTGCCGGACTACGATCCCGGCACTGGGTCACCACCGCCCGCGACCGCGAGCGTACGCACTGGGCCTTCGGCCCGGCCGAGGCCTTTGCCCGCCGGGTGCTCGTCACCGACATCAAGCCGCGCAAAAACGGATTGATCGACGTGTCCTCGGTGATCGACGACGAGCGGGTCTACCCGGCCGATCAGGGGCAGGTGCCGGACTACGATCCCGGCACGGCGCTGCCGCCCACGCCGGATGGGCCGGTGGTCTCCGGCCTGCTGGTCAATCCCGCGGGCACGCCCGAGGCTCCCGAGCTGCTGGCCTCGTGGCGTCCGGCTCCGTCCGCCACGCACTACGTTGCCGAGTGGAGCCGGGACAACGCCACNTGGCACGCGCTGCCCGAGGTCACGCAGCCCGAGATTTCCGCCAGCGTGCCGGCCGGGTCCATCTATTTTCGCGTGGCCGGGGTCGGCGCAATCCGCGGGCCGTGGGCCACGTGGTCCGGCTCCGTGGGCGACCCCGAGCCGCCGTGGTCCGTGCCTGTTTCGCTCGTGCAGCCGTATCAGGCGGGCGAGCTCGCCCTGCAGTGGACCGCCTCGGCCCTTGCCAGCGAGTACGTGCTGACCCTCAAATCCGGCGCCACCACGCTGCGCGAGGTGGTCGTCACCGGCCTGACCTACACCTACACCGCCACCATGGCCGAGCTGGACGGCGGGCCGTTTCGCGAGGTGCTCGCGGAGCTGGTGGCCCGCAACGATGCCGGGACCAGCACCGCGTCCAGCCTGACCGCCACGGACCCGGCTCCGGCCGTGCCGCCGAATCTGACGCACGCCGTGTCCGGATCCTCCGTGACCTTCGACTGGACCGGCGTGGACGGCGACGTGACCGGCTACATCCTCGCGCGNGGCGCGGCTGCCGGGTTCGGCGTTGCCGACGCNGCGGAGGTGCTGCGCGTGGNCGCGGACGCCGTGTCCGCCACGTTCGACGGGCTTGNCGCCGGCACNCATTATTTCCGCGTGTTCACCGTGGACCGACTCTACGACCTCAACCCGGACGTGACCGAGATGCAGCTCTCGGACGAGATCGCCGTGATCATCTAGGAGGACCCATGGCAAACGACATCACCCCGTTTCCCGCCATGCTGCCGCTGCCCCGNCGNGCCGACTACAAGGTCCAGCCCGAGGANACCCGGCGCAAGACCGAGATGGAGGACGGCGTCCGGGTGCGGCAGGAGTTTCCCGACGACCCGTCGCTGATGCCCGTCTCGTGGGTGCTCACCGCCGANCAGGCGGTCATCTTCGAGGCGTGGGAAAAGCACACCCTGAAAAGCGGCTCCAANTGGTTCGAGATTTTGCTGATGACCGCTGCCGGACTCTCTCCCCACGTGGTCCGCTTCGAGCAGCGTCCGGACTTCGACTTCCGGGGGCTGTCCGGCATTGTGCAGGCCGTGCTGCGGGTGGAGGAGCGGCGCACGCTGGCGGCCGACGAGGTGGCCGCGGTGGTGGAGATGGGCGGCTTCGATGCGCTCGGCGGGGACGAGCTGCACAGGATTATCCATGCGGACCTTCCGGGCCCGCTCAACTGGTAGGAGGCGACAATGGCCGATTTTCTGACTCTCATTGCNCGCATGCGGGCCGACATGGCCCTGCTGCACGACATCATCCACGGCGCGGCGGATCAGCTGGTGCCCACCGAGGGCGGCGATGTGCCGACGGCCGCCAAGGTCCTGGGCGATCTGCAGGCGCAGGCCGACGCGCTGCTCGGGCTCGATCACAACGCGCTCAACTCGCGCAGCGCGGCCGGTGCGCACCCCATGGANGCGATCACGGGACTGCTGGATGCGCTGGCCGGCAAGGCCGACGCCGCGACGACCGATGCGGCCCTGGCCGTCTGTGCGGTGGTCAATGCCCACAACCTCTGGACCGCGCCGCAGGAATACGAGCAGACCGCGCT